ACAAAGTCAATAGCATCATCAACTAAACCATCCAAGAAATCAATCGCAGCGTCTTTACCGGCCGTTGCCAAATCACCAGCTTCGTCGGCGAGTGCAGTAATAAGGTTTTCAATTAAATCGCCAACAGCGCCAATAACTTCGTCTATATTACCACCGATAGAATCCAAGAAACTAACCAAAGCGTCAGTTCCAGCACCGGCAATTCGTTCCGCGTTGTTTCCGGCCTGAGTAATAAACTCAGTAATCATATCAGTAACGGCGCTTGCAATATTAACAAAGCCATTTCGGATACCGTTGATTAGCGAAATAATCAAATTAAACCCAGCATCAATAATAGGCTGAATGTTAAGGGCAATCCCATTAATAAACGTAACAATAAAGTTTGTTCCGGCTTCAAGGAGGAGCGGGATTCCGTTTGTCAAACCATTAATGAAGTTTGTAAGGATGCTCAACGCCAGAGTAGTAATCAACTCAATGTTATCGTTAATACCGTTCAAGAAAGAAGTAAGCAATTCGATCCCAATTTGAATCATAATTGGAACTTTTTCCCGAAGCAGCTTAAACCCAATGTCCATGATCGCGCCAATTGCTTCGCCAATCTTTGGCGAAAGCTCAATAATCTTGTTAAGGATGAGCAGCAGGACATCGCCAAAGCCGTTTACTAAATCTGGCGCATTGTCTAGAAGCACTTTGATAAGTTCAATAAATCCCTCAGCAAGTTTTCGAATAAACCTAGGAACTGCTTGCGCAACAGTGTCCAGAACCCCTCCAAAGGTGTTTAGAGCATCTGGACCCACACGGGCAAAGATTTCTAGGGACTCAGCAAAGAGTTTTGCGCCTACTCCGAACAAAGCAAACGCAGCGCCAACAAGAATTAAAGCCGCTCCAAGGCCGATTAGCGCAGCAAGAAGAGGCGGAAATGCTGCAATTGCCGCGGCGGCAAGGCCAAGCACCAAAAGAACACCGGCAATACCAAGGAGGCCCTTTCCAATTTCTCCAAGACTTAGCTGCCCAATGGTCTTTAACACTTGAGCCAACACGTAAAGAGCAGCAGAAGCAATTATAATTGCTGCTGCTCCACCAATACCGCCTTCCATAGTTTTCATAGCAATAACTAAAATAACAAGAACTGCGGCTATACCTAAAATTCCTTTTACAATTTCAGAAAAGCTAAGGTTGCCCATAGTTTCAACTGCTTTTGCCATAATGAACATCGCGCCAGCAACTAAAATTAAACCAAACGAAAGTTCTTTTGTGTTTTTGGGAAGGTTTTTTAAAGTAATTACCATACCGGCCATAATTGCAGCTAAACCAACCATGCCAATTAAAAGATTTTGCCATGGAATTGACCCTATAGTTTCGACTGCTTTTGCAACGATATAAAAGCCAACTCCAAGGATTCCAAGACTAAGTCCAATTTTAATTGCGTCGTCATTATCAATATTTTTTAACGCAATAGTAAATCCGGCTAAAACAGCGGCAAATCCAGCTAACCCGGTAAGTAAAGTTTGCCAATCCATAGATCCAAAACTTGAAATTGCGTAAGACATAACAATCATACCAGCGCTAAGCACTGTAAGAGCAAAAGCAGTTTTTAAAATGTTGTCAACTTCGTCATCTAACTGTTTGGTAATAAATACTAAAGTAAGTAATGACGCGGTTATACCAAGAAGCCCAGTAACAATTTTGTCTTGGTCCATATTACCCAAAATAACAATAGACGCAGTTAGCGCTAACATTGCAATACCCAAAAGAGTCATGCTAGACGCCAACGCCGCAAGTTTAAACGGATTCATTTCAATTTTAGCAAGAAGAGTTAACGCCGCAACCATAGCCCCAATGCCACCAGCAACCGCGCCAAGACTTGTTGCGATCTTTACTGGTTCAATAAAAGAAAGCGCAATAATTGAAGCGGTAAGAACTGCCATAGCAATCGCAATTTTTAACAAAGCTTCTGCTTTGATTTGTAGCTGGAATGCCTGAAGCGTGTTGCCGACCTCGTCAATTGCCCCCGAAAAAGATTCTAAAAGGTCTGAAAGCCCGGCAAATTTAATACCTTCAGTAACAAACTTTCTAATATAGAAAACAAGGCCGCCAAATAAACCAACAGCCACTCCAGCTAAAGCTGGTTTAAAAACATCAGAAGTAAAAACCGATGAAATTTTGTCGCCAACGCCGGAGAAGAAATTACCAATAGCGGTTCCTGCGTTTTCAATAAGTTCTTTAACGCCTTCAAAAGCATTTTTAAGCGCATCGCCAATCGTAGAAAATACCGATTGTGCTTTCTCGCCAATACTTGAGAGCCCACTAAGCTTTTCAGAAATTGTACTGAAAATTCCAGTAGCTTTTTCTCCACCTGGAACGGCTTCTCCACCGCCAAACAAACTAGCAATTTTTTCTTTGGCAGTTGTAATAAACTCGCCAAGCTTTTGAATTCCGCTGTTAATGATGCCAAAGAATCGCTCGATTCCTCCTCCGGAAACGAGCATTTCTTGGAGTTTTGTGATGAGACTACCAATGCCAGCAGCAGCTGGTGCAGCAGACCCGTAAAGGTTAAACAAAACTCCATATAAGTTTTTAATAACGCCAAAAATACCCGAAACAATAGCAATACCAATTTTAAAGATAGAAAATAAACCGGTAAAAATTGACTTAATTTTGCCAGCGGTCTCTCCGCCAATAGCAAGTCCAGCAGCAAAATCCCTAAACTTTGCCGACAAAATCAATAAAGTAGTGGCTGTTACAGGTGGGAACACTTGCCTAAAGGCTTCCCGAATTGGAGCCAACACAGTTTTAATTGCGTTTAAAGCGTAAAGAATTCCTTCAAGAATTGCGTTTCTTCCGCCAAACGCTTTCCAGGCATTTAACAATTCGTTTCTTCGTTGAGTAATGCCCTGGATTGAGTTAGAGATTGCATTTCCAAAACCACTAAACAACGCTTTAGCTTCGGCAAAGTCGCCAACAACAATTCTAAAAGTTGACGCCATTCCGGTGCCAAGTGCTTCTTTGACTACACTAACCAACTGAGTTGCGGTTTTAATTTCAGTTGCTGCTTTAGTTGCTGTGTCTGCCGTTTTCTGAAGCGCAACAATCTGAGCATCAGAAAAGCCTTTTGCCGACAATTCTGCTGCGCTAATATCGCCAGAAAGACCGGCTAACGTCGTGCTTAAAACGTCGGCGGTAATCCACCCGTCTTGAAGGCTATCCCGGAAAGAGTTCCCAGAATCTTCCCATTCGGTAAAGCTCTGGTCCAATGGGACGTTGGCAATAGTCCCCATTGCCTTAGCCGTCTCGAACAAGGCGGACTTAAAGATTTCACCACCCATACCAGCATTGACAACTGAGTTCCAGTCCATCAAACCAACTTTGCCAGCGGCCAAGGCCTGAGACAACTGGTACATCGCGGTAGATGCCTGCTCTGATGAAGAACCAGAAAGGGCCGCTAAGTTCGCAATACCTTTAATAGAGCTAACAGAAGTATCCAGATCGACACCAGCAGCAGTGAACGTGCCAATGTTTTTTGCCATCTGAGCAAAATTGTAAATTGTTTTATCTGAGTACTCATTTAACTCGTCTAGCGCAGAGTTAACAGTGCCTAAGGTTTCACCTTTAGACTCGGTGTTTGCCAAAATCGTTTGAATAGAACCCATGTTGAGCTCATATTCTTGAAACCCAGAAAGAACTGGGTCTAAAGTTAGTGCTTTACCAATTTTTAAACCAGCGTCGATAGCTTGTGCCGTAATGGTAGAAAGAGCTGTAACAGCGACTGCGCTTAAAGCTAAAAACTTAGCAGAAATTCCCTCAATTTGAACGCCCATCGGCGAAAAATCAACTTTTTTTGCGGCGTTATTTACGTCACTTAAACTTTGAACCCCGCTATCAAACTTTAATTTATCGTTAGTTTTTTGAGCAGCTGTAGCGACATTCTCTAGACCTTTTGTGCTGCCCTCGAGTTTCAAACTATTATTAGTTTTTTGGGCCGCCGTAGAAACGTTTTCAAGGCCTTTTGTGCTTCCTTTAAGTTCTAACTTTTGATTAAACTTGTCTAACGATCTTGACGTCTCTTCAATGCTCCGTTGAAAGGAGGCATTATCAAAAGTAATTTTGACTACGCGGTTATCTACTCCGCTCATGCTTTCACCTGCCTCCAAATGTCGTTGACAATCTTTTCGAACACCGGCCTAATAGCTGGGTTAATATAATCAATCCCTTGAACGTAACCGCCAGTTCCGGTTCCATGACCGTACTGAATTAAAATAGCTACGTTAACCCCGTCATTTGTGTTGGTATTGTACCATTCAATTCCTGGGTTGGTTTTGCTGTTAATAATCCTGTATCCCCAAGACTCAGAAGTGAGACCGCTTTTTTCGGGAGTGTACTTTTCTAGCGCATTTACTCCCATTTTGCCATACCTGTTTAAGTTTGCAAAAAGGTCATTTGACGAAAGCTTTTTTAAAAACTTTTTAGTCTTTGAAAAGTCTCCGGAAGAAGATAAAGTAATCAAAGCGGTCTCCTTTCTAACTAGAGAACTCCAATGTCTTCAACAACAATAAAAGCGGCGGAACCATACTCGTCACTCTGAATTAAAGTGTTTGGGTAGGTGCTATATGCTTGAAGTTTAAATGATTTAGACACATTCCATCCTGCTGGTGCAATAACAACTGCGCTAGAATGCGCGTGAACAACCCAGTTGTTTAAAGTTGCGTGGGCTCCACCCCGAACAATGGTGTTTGGCTCATTATTTGACGAACCCGTATCTGAAGGCACGAGCCTGGTTACAAATCCGCTACCTTCGAGCGCACTAAAAGCAACATGGCAAGTAAATTTGTAAGCTCGGCCGACGGTCGGGGTAAACGTAACCGTAGTTCCGTTAACATTTTGCCATAAGTTAGCTGCGCCCATAGTCTGCTGAGTGTTGTAGTAGCTACGTGCAACAATCCCCCGGCCACTATCCGAGATCTGTGATTCGACATTTGAAATCGCGGAGTTTAACTGCGACAGGCTGACATCCCCAGTCGGCCCAGAGGGGCCAGTAGGGCCAACAACGCTTCCAGCCTGGACAGTATTTCCATTATACCGCGTTAAAACTAATTGACCGGCAATGACTGTTCCACCGACAATAGCCTGATCCTCAATTGCCTGAATTCTTGCAGCAGTATACCCTGTAACGGTAGCCATGACCCTCCTTAAAAAGAATCTGAAAGTTGATAGGTAAAAGTATCTAAATAAGTAACGTTTGCGTCTCTAATTTCGTAAGTTCCATCTGCGCTTGTGGTAACAATTAAGTTATCGTTAGAAGTAGACGCTGTCCAAGTACCGTCTCCATTGTCAACAATTTTAATGTTTGGAGCGTCTTTAACGTCTTTTGTATCACTAAGAATGTACACATCATCTTCAGTAAAGATTGCATTTGCGTCTTTAATTAAAAATTCACCTTCCTCTACAAAGATAATAAACCCTGGGTACTTTGTTTCTGCCGTCCAGGTTCCGTTTCCATTATCAGTAATTTTAATTCTAAACCAATTATTAATATATGAAACTAAATCGTTCATAGAAAGTAAAGACGCATTGGCATAATTTGTTCCGTAAAGAATGGCCTCAATTTCTTCCAAAAGCCAAGGATCTAACTCAGCAGTGTTGATCACCATGTAAGCGGAAGGCCTATACCCTTCAATATGTTCTGGTGTGGTAAATAGTTCCCATTCGAACTCAACTAAAGACGGGTCATCACTAGCGGTTGCGTAAGTTTTTTCACTAGGAATGGCCGTAATGTTATAAACAATATGAATTTTATAACCAGCTTCACTGCCTTCAAAATCATTACCAATTTTGGTTCTATAACATAACGCGAATGTTTTTTGCGGTTGTTCATTTAAATGAACACCGCTTCGAAGTTCTTCTGCGCCGTTAATTTCATCCAATTCATTTGGATATGTTACCGCAGAAAGAGTTGCTGTAAAAGTTCCAAGTTTTACAACGTCATTAATCTTTGACCCGTCTAAAAAGACTGCCTCAGCAGATCGGTCAAGGCTTTCATTGATAGAGGTTAACCCATTCCATGGAACTGCTGAACCATCTGGTAAGTACAGAACCCCGTTGTCTAAACCAGACTCATAATACCTATCTCCAACCGCATCCCAAGTAATTTTAGGCATTTGTCCTCCGTTTAACCTTTGGTTCCTAGTTCGGCTTTTCTACGAGCATTAAGCTCTTTGTTTCTATTTGAAATCTCATGCCGAGACATCTTTTTTTGTGGGGAGTTTTTAATGTTGCAAATCCTAATTAAAGAAAACAGCCGGTTTAAGTGCCAGGTCTCGCATTCAAACGGAATGTTAAAGGCAACTAACCAATAGTAGATTAACTCGGCGGTAATCGTTTCTCCCTTTGACTTTTGTTGCGGCATAACACCAAATGTAGTAGCCGACTGTGGAGATTCAATGTAATCATTAATTTTTTGTAAGTTTTTTTCTGAAAATCTGTAAATAACGTTTTCATCATCCAAATCATGCAAAAGCATACACTTAATGTAATAAAAAATTTCTTCATGACTTTTGTTGTTTGCTGACAAGAATGGTTTTTGAAATTCTGACTCCCATTTTGACAGAGAGACCAGAGAATGCTCTAAGTATAAAACTGTGTCATTAATAGTCTCAAAGGTTTGTGTCTCTTCATCGAAAAGCTCGTCGCCTTCGACAACAAGTTTAAGCATTCTCTGGCCTCCTGCCCAAAGTCATTAGTCGAAGTCGTAGAACCAATCGTCGTCGACATTGGCCGGGAAGTAGTAACCGTTGTTGGGACGAGCCGTAACAACAGTATCCTCGGTAATGACGACAGCGCCAGCGGACTGTGCGACGTTATCAATGTAGTAAGT